TCTGTTTACAATTGCCATAATAACCTCCAGTTATTTTTTAAATTCTAATCTCTGCTCAAAACGCCGACGACGGCGCTCTGTCTTATCCATGTTGGCTACCCTAACGTCACTAAAAGCCTTTTTAAACCTTGAATGATTGTCAGCAAGCCAAGCCTCGTTTTTATTCTTGATTTCTCTTTCTTTACTCTCTTTAGCTTTTTCTTCAGCCTCTTCAAGCTCGCGTAAAAGCCGCTCGTTATTCCAAGCGTCGTGCTGCTTTAGTCTACTTAGGACAACCTCAGCACCCCACTCTCTCGGTGGAGTGTTTGAGGTCCAATTCTCTGTTAAAGCGAACACAAATTGACCAGATTCTCGAACATTCACCAAAGCCAGATTGTCATCGACAATAACTGGCTCGGCTACTTTTGCTTTTCTCATAATGTTGATATGGCCCAAATGAGATCTCTCCGCAAAGAGATCCCGATCGTGGGCTTTTACAACCTTATTCATAAAAAGCACTTGAGAATCTGACCAGCTCATCAAGGACTCACGTAGTCAACGATAACGCCAGCACCAGAAGGCATTTCGTTAAAGAGGTTACAGAAGAGTCGCAAGCGTACTTCGAGCTCATCGGCCTCAGGCTGGGCAATGTACATTGTGCCAGTCTCAGACGCGAACTCCATTTCCTTTTGTACGTACTTAACGATTTTCTTCTCGTCCAGCATGAAAATGCGTGGAGGACAGTCTTTGTCTGCAACCCAAGGCTTACCATTCCATTCGAGGTAGTTTTGGCCTTTGTTTGCAAATCCGCCGTCGCCCTGCATGGTGTTTACGTACCGCTTATCAGCAGTCAACAATTTCTGATACATACGACGTGAATCGTAGTCAGACCATACAGCAGTCAAAGTAGCTCCGCCTCGTCGCTCAGCTTGGTCTTCGATCTCTTGAAGAGAATCAAGTGACAATTGAGCACCGTTCAAATCAAGTACGTTACCTTGAGCAGAAGGATACAAAGAGCGGTCTACGTTAAACACAGTTGTGGTCAAACCATCAAGCTGAGTCAAAAGACCTTGAACTTCTTGGCCAAAAGAATTAGCTCGAACCAGAATGTCACCAGCACTTGCAGTCACAGGCACGTTTGTAGTCAGTGTTGCAGTCAAGCTGTTGGGCGTACCTGAAGAGATAGCGTTTACAGTGATACCGCTTTGAACCAAAGATCCAGCAGAAGTGTAAAGGTCGAACACGAGTCCAACGTCTACAAATTTAAGTGCCGCCTCAACGTCTTCACGACCTTTAATGACGATAGAAGTTGATGCACCAGCAGCCGCATTCATGCGAGCCAAGTCACCAGTTCCATCCCAAGAAAGCTGACGGTTAAGGTCAGATTTCAGGTCGTTGTAGCCCATCTCAAGTTCATACGCAGCAGCGCGAACAAAAGACCCAACGTCTGATTGAGAAGCCGCAATCATTGGGCCAGTAATACCAAACCGGAGGTAGTTATACTTGGCAGCAATGATAGCTTGCACAGTTGTTTGACGCCCGATAGCTGGTAGTGTGCCGCCGTCAGAAGTCGCCCCGATACCTTGGTTTCGTCGAACACGCCATGGACGGATAACTTGTTGTCCGGACCATTTGTGTTTACCTTTAGAAGCTCCACGGTAAATAGGTACATCTTGGTTCAATTGATCTTGAATTGGACCTTGGTAATAATTCTTTAACTCCGCAAGACCCGAAGTCACGTTTTGAAAACTGTTAGCCATAATTGACCCCCTCTTTAATTTCCGTTTACAAAGGGAGCATCGTTTAGCTTAGGTCTTGAATCATCGCCTCTGTGGCCTCTTCAAGCGTCATGCGCTTTTGAGGTCTACCAGGTGCCATTCCACCAGGACCGCCGTCTAAAGCTCTACTCCCTGCTTTAGCCTGAGATTCAATAAGACGCTTTTGACGCTCACTGTATCTCTTCTCTCTTGCTTCATGATCGGCTCGAAAAAGTCGCTCCCACGCGGCGTCTGTCATCTGAAACTCAGGGTTATCCCTGTTTTCCTCAATCAAACGCTGGGCCCGATTCACAATCGCATCCTCGTCGGCTAACTCATACTTAGACGACATCTTAGCGAAAATGGCATCGAGCTGTGCATTCACAGCCTCTACTTTTTCTTCATGAAACTTCTGGTCGTAGCTTTCGAGTTTTTTCTGTAAAGCATCAATCTGCTTTTTCAGAGACTCCTGAGCCGTCCCTTGTACTTCAGATTCATCCTCGTCCGGTCCGGTCTTGGCAGCATTATTCAGAACAATGTTGAGAAAAGCATGGTACTTTTCTGGGTACACCTTCTTGAATTGCTCAGCCAACGCTGGATTGCTCCGAACATTGTCTAAATCATATTGTAAATTATCCATGAATTTCTTTTCTTCTGCAAGTTTTTGTGTCTTACGAGTGTAGTCACTCTGCATTAAAACCATGCGATTCAGCTCTTCAGGCGTGTACTCTTTGCCGTTCCACCGGACTTTAGGCAGGGCATCTATGTCAATAATCTCGCCTGTGACCGCATCAACCTGCTGCTCTGTCTGTTCTGGCGCTGAGGCTTTGGTCTCGATTTCTGTCGCAGCCTTTTCGCCTACTGCTGAAAGTGTCGTCTCTTGCTGTTGCATCTTTTACTTTCCTTTCTTTTTGCCAAGCGATAACTGCATGCGCTCGTAAATAGATTTTGGTTTTCTGTTCTTTACTTTTTCATACGTTGACTCATCAAATACGGCGTCGTCATTCTTGCCGCCGACTTCTTTTGGACTCTCATCGTCGTCATCGTCCTCTTCAAAATCGTCCTCATAGTCGTCCATTTGCTTCATGGGTTTTGGCTCAGACTTAGGCTTTGATTTGGTTTCATGACCTTTGACTTCAAGCTCTTGGGCGCTAGGCGACAAATCATCAGTAGAGCTACGGTTATTGGCCGTCTTCATTAATGTCTCGTCTTTTACCCCTTCGCCGAGCACGGCCACAGTTTTAGCCCCTAAATCTGGGCTATCAAGACCCTTTGTAGGCTCTCTGATAAAGCCTTGAGTATCAAAGCTTTTGGCCTTTCGTTTCTTTAATGCGTCACTTAAAAGCGTACTTTTCACATTCCCTCCTCAGGTACTATTGGACCCTCTGGCATTTCTTCCATAGGCATTTCCTCGGCCAAAAGCTCAGCCTCAGCCTCTTGCGCCGCCGTTGATTCTTGCATCATTGGGTTTTTACTCATTGATGGGTCTTCTGCGTCTGGATTGCTTAAATCCACAGCAAATTCCAAGTGCTCGTTCATTACAGCAAGCAAAATAGTCTGTGATTCATCACTAAGACGCTTAAACTTCTCAGATTTTCTGTAACGGTTCAGCTCTTTAATAAATAGCGGATGGTTATCGAACTCAACCACTGGCGGCTTAATCCCTCGCTCAATCATTTCGATATGCTCGTCGATTTGAGCCTTATCGAGAGAATAATCTTTCCAAACGTCTGCAATATCGCCGTATTCAAGCATCTGGAGCACATTCTCGAGCACTTGTGGGTCTGCTGGATCTCCGAGGTATCCGCCCTGGTGCAAGTTTAAGATCTCTTGTCGTCTTAAAACCTTAGAGCCAGGCAGAGTTGAATCTCTCACAACGGTTACGTCAAAATTGCCTCTCAAGTCGTCACCTTTGAATGATTTCACGGCATATTCCATGCCTTTGCCAGCAATCTTTAAAGTTCTAGGGTAAGTGTAATACTTGTGGATAAACTTTAAGATAAACCGACCAACGTCAGCGTATCCATACTCATTATTCTCTGTAATAGTTCCAATGCGAGTGTCGTCCATCTCTTGAAGAAACTGCATCCCAATCGCTGGGATTCCAGCACTGGGCAAAGTACCTTTTGAAATCTCACCCACACCGCAAAGCTCGTTCATTAGGCCTTTAATGTAGTCGTCTTCATTGTAAGCGTACTGAGGAATAGACGGCACCGCCATGATAGAAGGTGGAGGAGCATTAGGCACTGGATCGTACTCGACAACCTCACCAGATTGGTCGTTTAGAGCTGACTGCTTAAGGCCAGAACCACGAGCAACCATATATTTGCCATTCAGCATTCGGTTAATCCACTGGCTACGCTTTGTGAGGTTTCGATTGTATTGGTCTTGGAGTGGTCTTAAGTGCGTAATAACCGACTCTGAGTTGTATTTACCAGCAATAAGAATATCGTCGAACTTAGCAAAAGGAATCTCATCAATTGGCAAGTCGTCGTCTTTTAACAAAATGCCGTTAGCACAAATAATGTGCCGACCCATGGGGTGCTTATAGCTTGGCTTTTCATAACGCATCAATTCAATGGCTGCATTCTCAACCGCTCCACCAACTCCAGAGCCAGTGCCAACTTGAGCGTTAAACGAATTAATGCGCTTTTCATACTCGAGACTTGTAAGCCACACGTCTTCAGCCTTTACCAAGTGCCCACGCTCTGGGTACTGAGTGCGAAAGTAAGAAAGCGGTCTGATCTTGGCATGAATTAAATAATTGACCTCTTCATGGCTTTTGGCCAGTGGGTCTACGAACACTTCAAAGGGACTGCAAACATCCACCCGAATATCACCTAAGGTCACGGCCTTAATGATTTCTTTTCCGTCTGAGTCGTAGTCTAAAAACTGCACCTTTGGCCCTAGTGACGGATCCCAAGAGATTTTAAGGAAAGCATGGCCACATTGCTGCATGGCCATGGTCAAGGTCAGGCGCTTTTTATTAATTCTTTGCTGGTCCCACACCTGGTTAATGGCGTAGAGCCCAAGGCGAGCTGCTTCTCTGTCGTCATCACTCGTTGAGTTTGGTCTTACAGAATACCGTGGGGGGGACTTTGTAAGGCGAGCAAGCCTATTTTGAATGTTGGGCAGAATATAATTAAATTCCACCCGATTGCCCCGAACATTTCGCCCAGGGTTATTAACTGGTCTAAACATCCTCAAAGAAGTGTCATAAAAGAGATTCGTATAACCCAGCATGTAGGCTGAATTGGTTAACCACTGGCCCTCTGATACCACACGATTAGCAGAGTTTCGGATCTCATCGACTTGATGTCGCACATAGTCTACGATGGCCTTTTCAGCAGAGCTTTGGTCGCTTGCTGACTCTAGTTTCTCGCCTTGTTTACCAGTAACCGCCGCTACTAATCTCTCTCTGACACCTTCGAACATCTATCCCATCCCTAGCATACTGTTGATTTCTCGAGCCCTCTGCTTTTCAAAGGGATCGTCTACTAATGGCTCTTCAATATCTGGCTGAGACGTCTTTATTTTCTCTGCCATTGCGTACTCTGCATAATTACGGCTCATGAGTTTATTCATAAGCGTTTGGACCTGCTGTAATAAATACACATTCCAAATTACCATAACTAAAAGCGTACACAATGCAAAGATAAGCTCTAAATCCATTATGCTTTACCTTGAGGGGCAGGGTTTGAAGCAATACCGACCTTAGAATGGCCAAAAACCTTCTGACTCGTGGTCATTTTGGCATTTTTAAGCGTCTCAGCGTGTTTTTCTACGTCATGTAGCTCAACATTTCGGTAAATCATGTAAGCATCGTCTTTATACCGTTCACGAAGAACAGACTTTAATACGTCAGCGGTCACTAAAAGGGCTTTTTTGCCTGAATTAATGGCAGCAGTGACCAAAGAATCAATCTGATCAGCTGATTCAATGACATTTCGTTTGGTTTCTACGGGTTTTGCCTCAATTTCTGCTGTTTCTTCGGGCTTTTTAGTAGTCGGACGACCCCTCTTCGGTTTCTCCGAGCTGGCTAATGTACCAGCTTTCATATCCTGACTCGTTGGCACTTCTTGGCTCATAATTGGTCCTTTCGTTTTGTGGCATAAATGCAATTTCTTCAATCGAGGCTAGACTGTCTAGCAAATCATCATACCGTGAGCGTGGAAATTTTGCATACTCATCTAGGAAGTCGTCAAGCTGTCTGTTTAAAAAGATGCGGCCCCACTCAAAACGTGGCACAAGTGACAATATCCTTTGCTCTTTGGTCTTGTCTGGCCCACGGTTTATTCCAGTTACTGGGATAACTGTCTTTCTGCGCTTCATTTCCTCATCTAAAAAGTGCAAAAGTGCCTTCTGATAGGCCACAGTCTCTAGCCCAAAGGCCATAGGTTTGTACTGAGCGCACAAATCAAAGATCAATTTAACCGTATCAGTGGCGTTGATTCGCTGTCTTTTGGCCTGTTCTAGATACCAATAGCCATTTGTATCCACGTGGACCACAACATAAGCCGTAAAATCAGCCGTTGCTTGCTGAGAAATCGCTGGGTCCATAAAGATAAAGGTGTAAACATTCTTTGGAATGTGGTCGTAATACTTAATCCATGCGTCTTTAAAGTCTTGAGCGTCGCCTGGAATGATTTCGTTTTGATACTGGTTAGCATAAATGTATGGCCCTTGAACTTTCCTGGTTTCAGCTAAAAACCCCTCAGAGAGCCTCGACGGGAAAAAGAGAGACCCATCGTCTCTTCTGGCCTTGTCGTACACAACGGCCCACACGTGCTTTTCCGTCTCTATCTCAAAATACATATTTTATGTGACTGAACCTTCTGGGCTCACCTTTACACCGCTTAAGATCTTATCGACCAACAGGTTAAGCTCATCTATTTGGGTGCCATTATAGCCCTTAGCCTTGCTGCTGCGTCTAATGTCAGTCATTTTGCTAGTCGAATAGCTAGTCACGTTCACCGCATTGTTTTGATTGCCGCCTAAAACCAGCACTCGGCCCTCTTTGTCATACTTTAAAAAGAACCCAACATGACCAAAGCCCCGTGACGGAATGCCCCTATAGAAAGTCACAATGTCACCAGGGAGCGGTGCATGTCTGCTCGAGACACCCCAACGCTCATAAGATCTAGCCATAAGGCTGTTTGTGGATGTCATTCCAGCCTGTTCTAAGCACCAGGCGACATAGCCAGCGCACCAGGGGACCTCATCTCGAAGGCCAGAGTTTTTATTGTGCTCGCTGTTTCCATAGTCCAAATATTCTTCGACCTTAGGATTAGTTCCTTCGCCCCACTCTTTTACACCGATTTGAGTCGCTGCCACAGTCAGGACTGCAAGGTTACGATTGCGTGGTAAAAGCCTGTCTCTGATCCACTGAAATGCCTTTTTCATTTTCGTTTAATCCCCATGTTATCTAATGATGATTCTAATCTCTGCTCCCAATCGCCGACACAATTCTGACCACGCTGGCAGACCTCTTCAATGAATGTAATTAATTTTCCAACGTCTGAGGGCGAATAACATATTGTTCCAATTTTCTCTCTGTCCCAAACTTGCTTTGGTTTTGAAACGGTTTCGTCAGTAAACAGCCGACGGCAATAAGCATCGCCACGACTAAGCTGAAGACAACCAAGTGGATTGGGTGTTTGCACCCCACAGCTAGACACGACCCCGATTGCCACGATGCAAACGATCAAACGCCCTACGCATTTCATCGTCTGCTTTGTCCAAGTCCTCATCTTTTGCCCCCTCGTTCACTGCTTTAATTGCTTTCTGACGAGCTGACTCTAAATCCGCAGCGTCATTCCCTACCTCAACCCTAATCCAAAGCACATTGAAGAAAATAGCGCCCTTCTCCAATGCAAACTCAAGCGTCAATCCCACAAAAAACTTGTACGCTTGAGCTAAAACAGGCCACGACAAAAAAGGCATTTTAGCCGTGGCCATCTTGTGAAATGCTTCGGCTAAACCAGTCGCCAACGCTTTGTTAGCTATCTGTGTGTCTTTCTTTAACCGATCAATTGGATTCATTACAGCTCAGCCCAAAGTTCAGCAAGCTTTTCTTTTACTTCTTTTTCAATTACTGGCCAAATGGCAGCTTTAAGCATGTCGTCGTAAGGGTTTGAGCTGTCGGCAATAAACTTATCGATTGCCTTCTCTACAACCTCGTCAATGATGTCATTGATAAGACCAGGCGCGTTTACGTGTTTTTTGAGCAAGCTCAAAAGTAGTTCTTTATCCATTTGTTTCTCCTTTATTTGCGCTCTATTGCGCGGATTCTGAATTCATGGTCTTTAATTACGTCGTTATGGTCAACCTGCTTTGAAACCACTACGACCATTTTCTCGTTCAACTCTGCGACGTCTGCTTGCATTCCCTTAAGAGAGTCAGCCATACTCTGCACGTTGAGCTGCGCCATATACAATAGGGCCGTGAAAACAATGTAGGCCACAACCTTTGACACACTACCAACGTCCATTTGTTTGACCTCCATGCCCTTGATTTCCACGTCAGAAGCCTCTTTCTTTGCAAAGAATAATCGCCACAGGATCTTTAGTATCTGCACAAGCCTTCCCCCAGTCTGATATATCTTTATCCTTCTTAGCTTTTTCTGCGTCTACTTTGGCCTTTTCAGCATTCTTTCTGGTCACGACTTTTACAGGGCTTAAGCGGCACCGGATTGACTGTCCAAGTTCGAGGCTTGCGTTTGGTGTCCATGGCTTTACGTCTGTCACTTCTTCGCCCACGCTTGTGATGATCTCGATGTCGTAGTCAGCGGCTTGACCCTCGTCGCAAGTGACCTGACAGATTCGC